ACTTGGCCAAGGTACATAGAAGCACCAGGATTACCTTCAACTTGTCCTCTATTACCAAGGTAATGTATCAGATAACAAGAAGATTTTCTCAAAGGTAATTTGTTACTATTACCATTGGCAAAAACCAACCATTGTTCCGTAATAATAATTGCATCATCAAAGAATGTATCGTCTAAAGTATCTCTATTGTCCAACCAATAAGTATCAATTCCCATACACTTGGCTGCACGGACTATGGCCTCATGTATAAAACCATGTGTGTGACCTGTGTCTAACTTGGCACCCCACACAATAATCTTTTTGTATTTCTTCATATTATTCCTTAATCATATACCAAGCATTATTACTTACTGTTATAACTTTGGAGAAATTTTCACCCAAGTATCCCTTTAATGAATTTTTTACAGACTCTAAAACAATATCATGCCCAGCAAAAATACCACCTTTTTTAACTAATGGATAATACATCCAAAAATCAGCATATGAAGCTTCTTCAGAATGGTCGCCATCAATGAAAACAAAATCTAAAGATTCTTCTTTAAGTGTTTTTCCAAACTCGGTACTTGATTCATAACAGAATTCAACTCTATCACCAAAAGGTGTTAATAAAGTTTTAGCATATTGTTTCATTAACTCTTGGCGTTCTGCATTCATATCACCACCATTCCAATCAACAAATGTAGGATAATTATCTACAGCATAAATCTTTTTGATATTTGGAATTTGTTTTAGTAATGCTTCTGTTGTTACTCCTAAACATACACCAATTTCAACACCAACTATTTCTCGACCAGTAAGTTGAGAAATAGGTTCAACTAATCCTAATCCTGATGGTTCTGATTGATTTGCCCAATCGACTTGTTTTTGTACCCACTCAGCTGCAGGTAAATGATGCCATGGGTCTGAACTGTTGCTTCTTGTTGGAGGTGTGTATACACCACTCTCAGTATTAAATGTTATAATATCACTCATATTTCTTCCTTATGTAATCATTAATTGTTGGTACTCTATTATATTGGTGCAGTAATACATACTTATCTCCACCTCCAGTATACATATGTTCTCCATCCCAAAAAGGTTCTGGACTTAATAGTTTAGGCCTAAACCCTTCAATTTTTCTAGGATCAACCATCGTACCACATTGACATGACCAGTTTGTCTCATGGGCATTAAATTTTGTAATGTCTTTATAGGGTTTAAGTGAGAGTAATAGATTCAAGGCTGCTTGGTCAGGTCCACCGCCACCAGGAACGAAAGGTGGAGCCGCACTTAGAGTTAGATATACATTATAACAAAAGTCTATGAAATACTCATATTGACCTGCTATAGTGCCTGCATTGTAGATTGGTGTCTCAGCCATATATGAAGTTGCCAATCCACCAAAAGACTGGAACATATTGTGAATACCCCATTCTTCATCTTTATAATTTAAACCTTCACAACCAACACACAGCTTCTTGTTACTTAAATTCTTTTCTAACCATATTGATGGATCGGATTGGAATATAACATCAGCCACATCTGTTGAAATAATATACCTTGGTTTGACGGCAAAATTCTTTAAGTATTGCCAGATATGTAAAAATCTTATATTGACAATATTGAATTGTTCTTTGGGCTCTAATGGTATAACAGTAAAACCTAAATCATGTAACTTTTCTATAACATCAATTTTAATGTCATATGTTACCATCATTTTTCTACCACTAAACCCTGAATTCATTAAAGAATCAACCCAAGGTTTTATTTTATCATAATTGTAACCAGTAATAAAACCAATTACTATGTCGTTGTCTTTTTGCGCCATGGGAATTTTCCATCATATTTTTTATTCATCACTTCATTACCATTGATAAAGAATTCTTCGGTTACAGAACCTTTACCTCCATCAACACGATAACTTACTGTGTATTCATTTGTACAATCCCATTTAGGGAAATGCTGGGTTACTGCTTGTAGAAATACTCTGTCTTGGCCCCAACCGCCATGCCAAGCTGAAGCCAATTTTACAGCAATACTTGTCTTAAGGCAATAGGAGTTTGTGTCTATATGATTTATACCATGATAAGTTTGCCATTTGCCTAAAGATTCACAATCATCAAAGCAAGCAAAGTCACCATTCTTCTTATGTATCTTCCTTAGGGAATAACACCAATCAAGATTTCTGGATTCAATTGTTTCAATACAAGATTTAACATGGCCTTGATATAACCAATTATCTTGGTCAAGGTACATTACATACTCTGTATCGACAAGGTGTGTAAACGCTGCGTAAACTCGGTGGCCATAGAAACCTTTGGCACCAACATTGATGGGTAGATAACAAAGCTTAACATTTTTGTTTTTGATATAATCAAATACAATCTCAGTCACTTTTGGTTGATGTTCACTACCATCACACACAATATAACAGGTTGTTGGGTAATTTTGTTTTAATACAGATTCAATTGCATTCCGAACTTCGGGAGCACCCGTAGTCGGTATAATCACAGTAGCACTCATGTCAAGCTTTCGTTAGTTTTAAGATTCTTTCGATTTGTTTTTCAATAAGAGGTTTTCTATTAGGCCAATATATATATTCTTTGTCTCCAGTTGAATGTAACTTAGAGAGAAAGGGAATAATAATCTTCTCTACTTCATGTAACCTTAGTTTATAATCATCTGCTGTCTCAGCTGTCTTATTGACAACTGAATTATATTCTTCCTCAGATACGGCAGAGAAACCAAAGTCATCTTCGGTCTCATATTCTTTTGCGAGTTTGTCAAAGTCTATTAGTGGCATATTTTATCCTATTTTGCTATAACAAATTTACCAGAATCTTCTGTTCTTGATGTTGCATATTCATAAATTATTTTAACAAATTTGTCCGATTTTTCTTGAGATTGGTCCAACCATTTTGCCAATTCAGGTAATATTTTGTTTGTGACATTAATAGCACTTGCGATAGCTCTATCCGATTCAAATTTTTTTCTCAACGGAGATCCTTTTTCTTTAGCTTCTTTTCCTTCAGGGGCTGGACCGTAATCTTTTACCCATTGTTTCTTCCAGTCTTTATATTTTCTATTGCCGTCCTCAAAAGTTTTTTTAAATTTTATGGAGGCTGCAGCATCAACAGGATGCATCAAAGAAGCAAATATATTAATTGATGATATACCTCCACCTCTCGCCTCTACTCCACTAATAGAAACTTTAAAACCTGCGTTACTAACATCGTGTTGAACTTGAAATTTAAATTTATTGTCTTTAGGATTAAATTTAACTGTTATGTCCCTAGTTTTTAGACTTGTTTCAGTACTTTTTTGAAATGGTTTAACTAATCCATCATATTTTAGATGGCTAAATTGAGACAATTCATATTTTCTATCAAAGTTTACTTTATATAAATGTACTTCTCTTGTTGATTTCTTTAAAGATAAAGGTAATAATTGGCCATCTTCAATTAAATTTGAAATTAAACTATTTAATTGTGAAAAAAGATAACATTTACCGTCTCTTGTGGAGATTTTTCTTACTTCTTTTTCAAGTGTATTTCTTGCAACATCGGTTGCAAAATAAATATCGGAAGGATTCCATTTGTTTAATTGACCAAACTCTATACCTTTTTTCTTCCCCTCAATTGCATTCATTTCTTTACGAGTTTGATTAGCAACCTCAAAAAGTTTTTGTATATTACCAGCAACAGCATCGTCTCCCCTAGTGAACCAAATTTCTGTAGGTTTTGGTTTTTTAATACCTTTAAAACCTCTAACCACAGTATCAATGTCCTCAATTAGTTTTTTAGCAATTAATACGGAAGATTTATACCAATCAGGACTTGATATTAGTCCACTTTCAATTGGACCTAATGTTGTTACATCCGTTTCTATATTTTTTTTAAAAATATCAGAAATTTTATAATTAGGATAAGTTGCATCCCAATTAACTTTAAATGCTTTGTATGTTTGTAATGTTTTAACATCAAAGACTTTTTCTAGGTCTCCTCGTTTAAATTGAACATAATCAGCCAAAGCACAAAATAATGCTTGAGCCGATTCTGATGTTTTTGTATCCATATTATTTACCTAATAATTTGAATGTCTTTACCTGAAGTCCATACTTCAAGTTCTGTTCTTAGTCTACCCTCAGTTTTAAGAGTTTCATATCTATTTATAGCTTTATTTCTCCACCATTCTATGATGTTTACCAATTCATGTTTATCATAGTTCTCACCTTTTACCAATTGGTCGGCCTTACAATTCATATAGTCAACCATGTTACTAAAACCATAGTCAGACACATAATATCTTTTTTTCTCTGTCAACCTTTTAGCGTTCTCAATCGTTAAGCTGAATGCCAATCCTTCATCAGTACCTCTAAGTGCTGATTTGGTTAAAGCTATTATCTTAGTGAAGCTCCTAAGTTTTCTACTTGTGGTAGATTCATCTTCACCTAATAAATCTCCAACCTTATCTTCCACATAATCTTTTAAAGTATTATATCGGTCACCGTGCATCATTGGTACCATATCCGATTCTGTTAATCCTTTATATCTAATATAAGGCTTCATTCCATCATATTGTGATACTTGCTTTGTCGAACCATACAAACTGGTAGTCTCAAACAAACAAAGATTCATACCATACTTCTTATTACATATTTCTCGGACTGTATGTGATGTGCAAATGGCAGATAACAATTTACCACCAAGGTAATTAAATCCAAATGGTTGTGAAGGTACAATAACAAAACCCATTATAGTAGATTGATTGAATCGTTGTGCTGAGTCCGTTTGTTGGATCCACACCTGACCAAGCATATCATTACGAGGCTTCATATAAATGACTGGAGAACCTAATCGAATGAAACCAAGTATCTTCTGTGTATTCTTTTCTCTAACGGCCAATTGAATGTTTCTTCCGACTGGTGCCTTATTCACATGAGAGGATGTGATTGCAAGTAATGTTTCCCATGTATCATTGTGGATTTCACACACTTCAATATCCATATCTTTTGGATGCATTGAAAAATCTGAAAACAAATCATCTTCTGGTGGAAATAAAGACTGTGGTATTTCACCAACAGCCTTCAATTTCTCATCTCTCATGTATTGTTCTATTGTGCCAAAATCACTAAAGTAATCATGAAATGCCTTGGCACAATACAACGCATCAACTCTTTCTAATATCATACTTTAAAGCCTTCAAATTTTTTATCACGATTACCAAAAGTGTTTAATGGTTTGTCATCATGTCCTGCATCAGTAATATTCATTTGACCTGATTGGTCAATATCATACAACTTCATTTTAGCCCTATCAACACCTACTGTGAATCTTTTATAGTATGATGGGTCGTTATATCTGTTCTTCAATTGTTTTACCATGATTTGACCAAGTGCTTCTAAATCTTCACTTGTAATCAAAGCAAACATCAAGTCTGCTGTTGCTGGTAAACCAAATGATTCTGATGTATCTTCTAGTCCTGGATCGGAACTTGTAAACCCGCTTCTAGTTGTCTGAGTCGCTGATACAATAGGTAAGTTATATTCGACCGCAAGTCCTCTAAGTTCCTCAGCAATAGATTTGACGTAGGTATAGGAGTTAATATTAGAACCAGCCCTAATGCGAGCTGAACAACAAATGTTAAGGTAATCCACGAATATAATATCGGGAATAAAAGATTTCTTGAGATTGAGTTCATTAAGTAGTGTCCTAAAGTGGATAGTTGATGCTGATGCCGTTGGGTATTCTTTGATGATTAGTTTACCAGTAGTTTTGCTTTTAACTCTTTCAACTTTTTTATCATAAAGATCCTTTGGTAATTCCATCAAATCATCTAGTGTTACATTCAATAGATTGGCATCAATTCGTTCTGCTATTTTTTCTTCGGCCATTTCAAGCGTGATGTACAAAACATTCTTGCCTTGTACCATTGCTCCTGCAGCCATATGGCACATGAACAAACTTTTTCCCACACCAGTTCCGGCAAGAGCGATATTGAGCGTCTTAGCAGGTAGTCCGCCTTTTGTAATCTTGTTGAATATATCCAAGTCAAAAGGGATTCTTTCTTCTTTTCTGTGGTAGAATTCGTATCGTTCATCTGAGTCCTGTAAGTAATCGTGGCCAACTGTTGTATCAAAGCTTATTGCGAGAGCGTCCGATAATATTTTGGGAATCGCACCTTTATCGTTGGTCTTATCTTTTCCATCGAGAATTGAAATAGACCCCAATACTGCGTTGTAAATTGCCTTCTCTTGGCAAAACTTTTCTGTTTTATCAACAAGCCATTGAATCTCGGTTTTTGGATTATTATCTTTTTCAATTTCTGAAAGATAATCTTCACACTTCTGAACTTCATCATCTGTAAGATTTGTTTTTTCCTTGACGGCAATGCTAAGCGCTGCAATCTCCGGCGGGTTAT